ACTGCCACAGGCTGAAATTAACCCTGCAGTAGCAACTGCAGTTAAACCAAGAAAGAAGAAAGCTTCAGCTCAAAAAGAGCCTGTACAGAATGCAGCACCTGTACAAGATGCTGTAGCAGAACTTGAACAGTTTTCAGAACCAAAAGAACCACCATTCGCTTATTAGGAGATTTTTAAATGATTAATTTCGGTAAAAAGCCACAGGACAATTTAGGCAACAACATTAACACAGCTAATTTTGCTCCACTTGATACTTCAGGTATTTTTCCTTTACAGATTGCTCAGGCAACTCACAAAAAGGATGTATCAAAGAAGAATGGTAAGACTTACGAGCAGATCATCATCAATGCGGTGGTGCTTAACACTGTAACCAATGAGCCACTACGTTCACTTTCATTCTCAGTTTTTCTGTCAGCAACTTCACAGGAACTTCAAGATCTGCTGTTCTTTACAAAGCAGTTTGATACTGAGGGCAACATCATTTTAGATGACTATGTAGAAAAGAGGGGAACAAAGAAAGATGGCTCTGGTGACTACTGCATTGAAGAGTACAAGCAGTTTCAGGGTAAGAAAGTTGTAGCAATGCTCAGATTTACAGGTTACAGCGACAAAGGTAATCCTATATTTGAAAATCTTGGCTTTGTATCTAAAACAGGTCAGAGTGCTGCTGAGTTTAATGCAAATCTACCAGCTTCTAAACATCTGAACGCATGGAATGCTTTCTGTAACAACAAACAGAATTACTTAGATCCTAAAAATAGCAAAACTCTTGCTCGTCCTGACTATGTATCGCCTCAGAAACAGCAACAGCAGGCACAGGCTTACGGACAGCAATATGCTCAGCCAATGCAGCAAGGTTATGTACAGCAGGGTGCACCTGTTTATGCAGCACAACCTCAAACAGGTTATCAGCAACAGCCAGTACAGCAGATGCAGCAAGGTTATGTACAGCAGCCACCTGTAAGACAGGCTCCACAAGGTGTAGTTCAGCAGGTACAGCAGATGAACGCATTACAAGGGGCTACTGTACAGAAGGCGGATGATGACCTTCCATTCTAATAAAAAAAAGTAGTCAAAGGTGAGTATTGGCGGTGTCTCTACTTCGCACCGTCTTTTTTAGAGAGATTGAAAAATGAAAACTGACTTATTTAAACACCGTTTCACAGTAAGCATTATCAATGAAGACGAAACACTTGAAACTCTATCAAGTGATGCTAACTGGGCATCTGTATTTGACGACATGATTAGATTCAGTGGCATTTCAGGTAATGTTACTTTCAAGGTATTTGATGAGAACTTAGAAAGGATAGTTTTATACATCAAAGCATCAACTTTAAAAAAATGCAAACAACACGTATCACTGTTCTTCAGCCTGTTTCAGAAAGTTCAGAACAAATACGACAAAGAAGGTGAAAAGTTTGGATCTTCAATTGCTGTTGAAGCATAGGAGCTGGTTATGGCAAAACCGATGATGATAGGTCACATACCAACAGATGAAGAGATTAAAGAGTATGAAGTGTTAAAGAAAGAAGAAAGGGAACAGCCTTTAGCACTCAATGCCACTGAAATTGAAGTTTCTAACATTAAGAACTGGGTATCAGCTCAGGATGCAGCATCTCTTTTAGGTATATCAACAGCAATGTTTCAGCTTTTAAAAAGAAAAAATAGGTTAAGAGGGGTCAGAGTCATGACATTTGGAAGAAGACAGCGTTTCTTTGGTCCTGATTTATTGTGTGTATTTAAATCAGTCGTGAGGGTGCTATGAGTTTAAAAGCCTTATGTAAGGCAACAGGAATATCACGTAACACGGCAAGAAAAAGACTTCGTGAAGGTTGGTCAGTAGAAGAGATTGAAAGTTTTTATAAGAGCAATAAAAGAGTTTATCAGAGTATAGATGAGAACATTGATGAACTCTTTAAAAGAATTGTTAAGCCTCTGGGCATGACATTTACTGAATTGCTGCAAACATTTGAATTTGATGGTGACAGTGTAGATGTCATGGTCAGTGAGCTTGGTATCAGTAACCATGAATTTAAGCTGATGTGTAAGAAGTATGCACTGCAGTGGTACTTCAAGCACGAAGATGAGATTGAAAAATTACAGGAGTAACTATGCATTTGGAATATAGAGGTCGTGCAGGCAGTGAAAGTATTTCTGAACCTGACGATTGGGTTGAAGTACCTGATGAGGATGATGAGGAATACGAAGAAGATGATCGTGAGTATGACGATTACGATCCTGATGATGAAGTTTGCGATGACAGCTACGTAGACGCTTATTTTGCAAAACAACAGGAACAGTCAGACAGATTTTGGGGAGATTAGAGATGAAAGTAACAGATCATTTAGGTAATGAGTTTGAGTCAATTAAAGAGATGTGCGAGTTTCACCATATTCCTTCAAAGATATATGACAATCGAGTTAATAGACAGCACTGGAGTATGGAGAAGGCATTAACCACACCTTTAAGAGTTAATAAGAATGAAGACATTAAGAATACACAAGAAGAGAGTAAAGAAACAGTTACAGCAAAGACAGAGAAGACAGTATCTATTGAACAGACAGTGCAAGAACAGCCAAAAGATGTAGATAAAACTTTCAAAATCTTAGGTGCCACTTATAACGGTACAAAGGTGTTACAGTCACTGGGTTTTGCTGATGACTTTATTCATTCAATTATTAACGATCTGAATGATGATTCATTAACCCGAATTGTTCGCTTTGAGCTAAAGAAGGACGCATCTACTGATTTGCAGTATGCCAAAGCTTTAAACCGACTTTTAGATGCTTTTGATGGTTTGATGTTTGTTAAGAACCTGAAACTTGATAAAGATCTTAAAGTTCGTGAGCAGTTCAGGCAGAAGTTATTAGAGTTCGCTGCTTAAAAGGTGCTGCTATGTTTATTCATTACAAAAGCGTTTCTGAACTTGTAAAGAACCGTGAAAAGTATATCGGAGCTGTTTGTTATGAGTACATGAAAGATTATGACTTACCTTACGACCTGGCACTTAAAAATGCTGAATCAGACTACAAGATTAAGCTAGAAACAATGTCAGGTCGTACTAAGGTAAAACAGGTCGAAACAAAGAAGAGTAATGACAAATGGCACAGTAATTCATTTGCTCAGAGCATCAAGGTAGGAAAGCAGATAAAAGACAGTAAAAGAGCTGAACGTGATTTAACCAGGAAAACAACTATGACTTATGTTGACTGTGACGGTCGTGTATTTGAATCAGCTGATGCTTTCTGCTCTTTTTACAAGATCCGTTTAAGTCAGTTCATGTTCTTAAAAGATCAAAGAGGTTTCACTGTAAGCAGAATTTCAGAGTTGGTTAATGAAGGAAAGATACAACATGTTGATTAAATATGAATTAGATGAAGGTGCTTGCGCTCCAATGCGAGCACATGACAGCGATGCAGGCTTTGATCTTTCATGTATGGAAGATCAGATGTTAGAGGCTAACAAAGCTAACACCATTGATACAGGTGTGCATGTGTTAATTCCTGAGGGTTTTGTGGGGCTTTTATGCCCACGTTCTTCATTCAATGTTAAAGGCATTGGTACACCTATTGGCGTTGTTGATGCAGGCTACACAGGTTCAATTAGAGTTGTGTTAGAGCCTTTTAATTTAACAAAAATTTTTAGGGGCAACAGAGTGGCACAGTTAGTGATCCTTCCCCTTCCACAGCTTAAGTTAGTGCCTGGTGAAGTTATTGGGGCTAAGACAGAACGCAGTGCAAATGGCTTTGGCAGTACTGGAGTGTAAATATGAATATTGATGAATTTGCGTTGAAAGGTGAAACATTTAAGTCATTAGCCGCTCCCTTTGAAAAGTATCTTGTCAGCGATTATGGCAGGGTTTGGAACTCAAAAACCAAGAAACCTGTAGCTTTAAGCAAATGCTATTTTTCAAATCACAGATCAAGAGGTTATCTGGCATGTATGCTGTATTCAGGAGGGGCTCAAAAACATGTATTTGTACATAGGTTAGTAGCCTCCGTATTTTGCGAGAATCCGGATCCAGAGACACACACAATTGTTGATCATATTGATAATGATCCTAGAAACAATCTTGCAAGTAATCTGCGCTGGGTAACACCTCGTATCAATACCACAGAAGCTTTTAGTAACGAGTTACAGAAATACACAAGATGGCTGATTCAAAAGACACAGGAAGGAACTAATGAAACAAAAGACATTAACTGTTGAGCTGACTCCTGAAGAGCGTGACATTCTGCATAGTGCACTGCTTAATCACAGGCTATTCATTGAAAGGCAGATGGATGACGAAAAAATGCACTCCGCCTTCATAGAGTTTTACTTTTACAAGCTCCAGCTCGTAGAGATAAAGGCTCTGGCTAAAAAGCTGAAATTGGAGAGTGTTTAAATGATGCTGGGTATATTGGTCGCGTGCTGTTTCGCTGCGGTTTTCATCGCATTTTTAGATTCCGATGATGACAGTGGTTTGTTTTAAGATTTGAGGTGATTATGTACGAGCTTATGACAAAAATCGCTCTGACCTTCTCTGTATTCAATCTTGTGATTTTGTGTTTTTTAGTGACAAAGATGATCGACTACAGAGACAAAGCCTTCGCTGTGTACCACTTCTTAAGAAGTCACTGCGCTGCTCTGGTTGAACTGGATAGATTTATCAACGGTGAGGTAAAAGATGAAAGCAAAGCCAACAAATAGCCTGGACAAGATCTATTACAGAGTTTTCTCAAGAAGGCGTATCGTGGAGGATCGCAAAGCTATTCTGCTAAATCCTCAAGATGGAAAGAATTTAACGGCTGAAGAGCTAGCTGACATTCTTTTCTATCTGGAGAAACTCAAAAACTTGCAGAAGAGAGATAAAGAAAAACAGAAAAGGCAGTGGAGAAAACTGTTTAATTCAATATTCGCGGTATTCATCGCAGGTCTGATCTTTGCGCTTGGTATGCAGTGCGGTTTTGATTTGTTCGTAAAGGTAGCCAGCGTTTTATAGATTAAATCAAATAGTTAAGTAGTAAAACGTTTGCCGTTTAGGTCACTAAAAGTGTAACGTTTGAACGGTAAATATGTTGAGGGAATAAAAAAATGAAGTTTAAGAATTTTGATGTAGCTGATGTGTTCGGTCCAAACGACATTGAGGATGTAAAGGCTTATATAGGTAAGAAAGGATACTATACCGATAGTGTAGAATTATTAGACTATTTCATCGAAAATAAAAAGCATATTGATACGTTATATTCGATTAAAAAAGCTAATGATCTTCAACGTTTTATTGTTGGCAGTAGTTTTGATTGCTGTGGTTATTATACTTTCTTTTTACCCTTAGACAAAGTTAAGAAAACAGAATCTATAGGGCCAAAAGTTACTTATAGATATCGACCTTTTAGAACTGTTGCAGAAGTTGATGAACTTTTAGTAAAAGACAATGTAAAACATTATTGCTACGTTGGAAGTGATTTATATCTTAGATACAAAGTTTATCCTAACATCACTAAGCATATTGAAATTACAAATCTGGAAGTAGATACGAATACTAATGAATTGCGCTTTATAAACGGTTTTACTCCTCGTCATCTAGCTGAAAATTATGATATTAAAATCGCAGGGTGTTGGTTCCCTTTTGGGGTAGAGGTTAAAGATGAGTAATGGCGAAGTTAGTTTTAAGCTGTTTGCTTGGTAGTTAAAATTTTAAATATTTAGTGATTGCTAGCACAAAACAGCCTGTTTTGTTTGGTGGATATTTTTGATTAATTGTATTAATTAGCTTGTTGAGTGTTTATTATGACGACTTTTGATTTTGAATTTAATTGGGACTTTAATCCAATGGTTAAGAAAAATCAGGAATTTTTGAAGTTAACAATCCATTACGACAAGTTATTTAACAATGATAACGAAATGGAATTGTCATCTTTAGCTAAGTCATGGCAAGGTTTAGCTAAGGTGTTAATTGGTTTAACTAATTTATCTGTACATGGAAGGATAGATCCTAACAGTTCTAACATTAAAGTTACTACCAAAGCTGAATTAACAAAAGGTTCTATAATCACAACAGTTTGGGTTTATGTCAAAGATCTCGGTCTTTTTGATGGTGCAGGAACCGTACTATTAAGCTTTTTTCTGGAGAGATTTTTATCTAATAGAAAGTCGAAACAGATCACTTCTCGAGATGTAGAAATTGAAAGGCTGTCATCGAAATATCAACATCTAAAAGACCAATTATCAGATATCAATAAAAGGATGGATAATAAAGACGAACTAATTAAAAGGCAGTCTGAAATTATTGAAGGAGCATATAAAGCTATCCAATATAGCAACGACCAAATAAATGAAATTAAAGCTACAAGTCAAAAGCAAGCTGACGAATTTAACTTACACTTAAAAAAATTAAACTCATCGGGAAGAAGTTTTTTAAATCCTGTTAATACTGAATGTGAAGTTATTGAAGGTTTGTTGGATAAAAAAGTTATATTTAGCGCTGACAGTGAGACAAAAGAGAGTTTTAAAAACGAAAATACATACTTGAATGTTTTTGATTGTGAGGTAACTTTAAGAAAACTAGATAAAACCAATGGAGCTTGCACTATTATCTACACTGATCCTAGCAGTTACAAAGATTATATTATTCCTGCAATCATTGTAGATGGAAACTTTAGACATATTCATAATGAGTATCTAGATTCTTTTGCAAATAGAAGTTTAAGTGGTAATTTAATTGTTAACGGTCAATTAGAACTCAATGAAGATGGAACTCCAATCAGAATGAGTATTTACTCAATTTCAAAAGATACTTCAGGCAACTAATTTGCTACATCGCTATTTTTTGCGCTATACTATAGATGTAGCTACAAGCTACCGTGCCTAAGAAACACGACACTAACTAGCGCTGACTTGGCGACACACGTCAATCTCACCATATTTAATACACAGACTTAAGTTTGTTGTATCTGCTGCATGGTGGTGTGGTGTGAATATATTGAATAAACACCGCTCGGCTAGTTACGAGTTTCTTAGCACCACCGACCCACTTAAGAAATGGGTTAATTAAGAAATATATAACTAGGAGACATTATCATGTCTAACTCAAATCTAACTTCATATAATTTTCACAACTCAAATATCCGTGTAGAACAGAACGATAAAGGTGAAGTGCTCTTTTGCCTGGCAGATGTATGTGCATCACTTAACTTATCAACACCAGCCAAGACAGCTAATCAGATCAAAGAAGAGTTTGGGAGGGATGAATTAAATTCATGTCTCCTCAAAGACGCTAATAACCACGGTCAACAATGCACCATGATCACCGAGCCTCAGCTCTACTTCGTGATGATGAGATCTAACTCTAAGATTGCCCGTGAGTTCAGACAGTGGATTTGTAACGAAGTCTTACCTTCAATAAGAAAGAACGGTTCATTCAACCTAAATAAAGAGCTTGAGTCAATTAAACCTTATAACACTTGGTTCATTACAGAAATTACTGATCAATGTATCAAGTATGGTCTTGATGAATCAGCTATGAGTTCATTTTGTAATATCGTTAGTCGTGCATATAACCAGGGCTATATGATTGCTATACACTCTATCAAGGCAAGTGACTTACCAAAGGATTATGTCACTTTCACTGAAAGTGAAGCTGAAGCAGTGGAGTTTCTTGTTCACTATCATCAGCTTTTTAGACCAGGCTTACTAAAAGCATACGAGTCTCTTCGTAAAATAGAAGTTCAGGCTGATGAACTGAAACAACAGTTAAGAGAAATACCTATAGGAAAGATCTTTGATGCTGCAACCGCAGCTGACATTAGCGTTCAAAAGTTAAAGAGGT